AATGTGGCTGCAGTGGAGGGCGCTAGGGTTAGTGACTTTTTTGTGGCAGTGCCAACAGGTGTAATTGTCACGTTTTTTAATTGTTGCTGCCACCACTTTCCAAAGCTGATTTTTAAGCTTAGTGATTGTGAATTTCTTTTTGGGCATAGAAATAGAGTATCACAAATGAGGCCTGTATGCGACTCTCCAGTGATTATAAGCGTACCCGCTTTCCCGCTAGGGAAAAAAGCGGGGAGCGATTATAATATACTTATCTATGGTTAAGTATATTAACTATTTAAGCTACTTGAGGTTTTTTAGACACAACTGGTGATAATTCTGGCAATAGTTATAAAAACGGATTGACTGGTAATAAAAACCGATTGACTAAAAGAATAATTGATGCTACCATATGTGCATATGATTAAATATTTAATTATCTCTCCACAACTGTTAAAAACTAATCTTTCCTGGATGGAAAAAATATTATTATCACTGCTTGGACTCTATACAAGAGCTGGCATTAAAAACACTACTGCTTCTGATAAATATCTGGCAGAGGAAATCAATGTTTCTAGTATCTATGTAAATAGGACCCTGGCAAAATTGAAGGACAAGGGACTTATTGAAATCAATAAAGATCTTGGAAGGCGAGCAATAGAGTTAGCTGATGGTAAAAAATATATTTATTCTTTTGGAAATAAAAAAAACAAACTAAGGATTGACAGCAATAACAAAAAAAAGGTATAAATTAGTAACTTAACAATTTAAAACGTCTACAATGAGTAGCTCCCCTACGTGCAAGCGGGGAATATAACAAACGCTAAACCAGTTTTATTCTGGATACAGTAAATAGCTTGCACAAGTTGTTTGTTAGCTGTATCCAGACTAGAGCTGGTTTTTTGTTAGAAAGTTAAAATGAACATCAGTAAAGAAATATATCTTAAATACCTTAATAAAGGCTGGTCTGTTATTCCGTGGCGCATTTACAAAAATGAAAAAGGTGAAATTAAGAAGGGACCTGCGATTGGGACGTGGAGAGAATACCAATCAAGATATGCCCTGCCTAGAGAAATTGAATCCTGGGATAATAAATATAACGCTATTGCTGTTATTACTGGAAAGATCAGTGGTATTTCAGTTGTTGATGTTGACACTAAAAATGAAAAAGATTTATCATTTGAAAAACTTGATTCTGACATAACAGTTGAAAGCATAAATGGTGGAAAGCATTATTATTATTATTATGATAAAGATGCCAGAACAACAACAAGGCTAGATAAATCTCCAGTCGATATAAGAAACGATGGTGGACTGATTATTTTGCCACCAAGTAATATTGATGGAAAAAAATATTCTTTTATTAAGGATGGTTTAACAACTGATTTAAAAAATTTTCCAGAAGATATTAAAAAATCTCTTAGAGAAAAAAAAGCAGAACTTAGTCAGCCAGTTGGTAATGAGTTTCCAGAGGTATTTGAGGGAAACAGAGATGATACTGCCACCAGAGTTGCCGGAAGTATGTTTGCCAGAATCCCATTTGGTCTGGCAGAGGAAGTTATCCTGCCCGCCCTGCTCCACTGGAACGAAACAAAATGTGATCCACCACTAGATCAGCCAGATATTCTAAAAGTTTTTAATAGTATTAAGCAGAAACACGCTCTTAATCATCCAGAAACTATTTTAACGCCAAACGATTTTGGCTTGCCGATGAAGTTGAATCAGATTGCCATTGAAAGAGAAAAAGAACACCTGCTTGAGCTAACCGCACCAAGAACAGGAATTACTGGACTAGATACAATTATTAAGGGTTTTCTCCCTGGCCACGTTTATACAATAACTGGAGAAACCAATGTTGGAAAAACCAGTCTTTGTTGCAATTTTGCTTTTAATGTTGCTGCTCAAAAGAAAAAAGTTCTTTATTTCGCACTAGAACCTGGAAATACAATTGTTGATTATCTGGCATCAGTAAAAGAAAAAGACACTTTTGAAAATAGTCGTGAAAAAATATTTGATTTATCCGATGATATTGATGTTTATACTGAGGGAATCAATAGCATTGAGTCTTTAAGACAAACAATAGATCAACTCGGTCACTACGATCTTGTCATTATTGACCATATCTCGTATTTTATTACTGGTAGCGATAACTATATCCAGGAACAATCAAATGCCATTAAGGCAATTTCAAGAATAGCTAAAAATAATAATTTAGCAGTCTTACTGGTGGCTCACATCAATAAAAAATCATCTCAAAATGGGAAAATTGATTTTAACTCTATTTCTGGATCAGCATCGTTTAAGCAAGACAGCACTGAGGTTTTAATTGTAACTAGAGATAAAACAGAACCAGGCGAACCACTTAGCAGTTCTGGAACAATAAATGTTGTTAAGACTAAATCTGGGCCAAATGGAGTTTGTCCAGTTAGGTTCAGAGAAAATTCTGCTTTAATCAACGAGGAGGCATCATTTTAAATCAGTTTGAAAAAAATAAACCAATTCCTTTAAAGTTTTTAACTTTTGACATCAAAGAACTTGATGACAGAATAGCCGAGTTAAGAGATATTTTGTTTAATAGGATACTATATAAAAAATTTGACAAATTTTATTATAATTATGCTTCAATTCTTGCTGTTTATTTAATACTTAAAAAAATTAGAGGAGCCGATGATTTTACTAAGACAATTATTAAAGAATTATTATTTATTTGAAAGGATGATATGAAATTATTTTATGAATGGATAATACAACACAGTGATTGTGACGATCTAGTTGGCGATCTTGCAAAAGACATTATTGAAGACAAGAATTTTCCAAAAGGTGCTGGCTGGTCAGAGGCAAGGTCATATTTGAAGTGGGAGCGTAATGCTTGCAAGGAAGCACTTGAAGCTCTAAATGAAGTAAAAGAAGGATGGTTAAATTATAAAAATTCTGTTGAAAAAGTTATCAAAAAGTAGTATAATAAAAGGGTTGTTTAATTACAATAAGTCGCAAAAAATACAATCCAAACAAACAACACAATTTGCGCAAATGTTGCTTAGGCAACAAATGAAAGGACAGAAATGTCAAACTTTTTTCCGGATGAGATTCAGACCGAATCCACCTCTCGCTATACCAGGCTCCAGAAAGGAACTACGGTTCTTCGTATGCTTGGTAAGCCATTTTTCTATTATGAGACTTGGCTAGACAATGATAATGGTGGCAGATCGCCAAAGCGATTCGCACTAAACGAGGATATTCCTGTTGCAGAGCTTGGGCCAGATGGTATTAAGCAAGTTATGAGCATTAAGGCTTACAACTACAACACTAAAGGAATCCAGATTTGGTCAATTAGCCAAAAGAGTATTCTTAAAGCCATTAAAGGCTACAGCGAGAATAAGAAATATGGTGAACCAACTGGATATGATATCAATGTCACCAAAGAGGGTGAAGGCAAAATGACTCGTTATAGCGTCATCGCTGATCCTAAAGAAGATTTGAGCGACATTGTAAAAGCAGCAGATGAAGCCCTAGAGGTTGACCTGGAGCTTTTACTTATCAATGGTGACCCATTTATGAAGGGCGCTGTAAAACCAGCAACTGTTGATAAAGAAGTCGTTGATGATATAGACTTTTAGTTTCTATTAACTGATATGTGCAAAATTGCCAGCCTAGTGCTGGCTCTTTTGTTTTGTGGTATATTGATTTTATGCCCTATGGTTTTAAATCAGGTTATAAAAAATTTATTGAAGATTTTTTCCAGATTATTGATAAGAATCAAAAGATTGTTGACTTCAAATTAAATTCAATTCAAGATAAGTTCATTAGTGTTGATTCTTCAACAAAAAAAGATGTAATTCTAAAGGCTCGCCAGCAGGGATTTTCTTCAATCATTTTAGCCATCTTCACAGTAGATTTTTTAATAAAAAATAACACTCGCAACATCATTGTTTGTGATGAAAAAGAAAATGCGGAGGAAATGCTTGAAAAAGTTAAATTTTATATCGAGAGTTATGAATATAAGATGAACGAGAAGTTGCCAGGGTTTAAAGTTCCCCTTAAATACTCTAGTAAATATGAGCTTTACAACGAATTTACTAAAAGCCGTTATACAATAGGTACTGCATTAAAGACCGAATTTGGTCGAAGCAAAACCATAACTAATTTGCACCTCTCTGAGGCTGCTTTCTATAGAAATATGGAAAAGTTATTGGCTGGAGCTATGCAGGCGGTGGTTCCTAATGGGCGTACCATTATTGAGACTACTGCTAACGGCTTTAATTACTTTAAGAACTTCTGGGATAGATCTGTAAGAGGAGAGACTGGATTTAATTCAATTTTTTATAAAGGAAGTGAATTTTACTCAAAAGAATTATTAGAACAAAAGAAAAAAGAGCTTGGGAGACAATTCAATCAGGAATACCCAGAAACAGCCACTGAAGCCTTTATTACCTCTGGTGAATGTTATTTTGACGGAGAGGCGTTAGAGTGGTTAATAAAAAATGCTGTGACCCCACAGCCATTTAATTTAGGAATATTGTGAAAAAGATAAGACAATTTAGAGAGATTGAAGTTGGAGAGTTTTTTGTTGTTGGTATTGATACTAGTGCTGGTGGTTTAGATTACTGCGCTGCTCAGTTCTTGTCAGTAGATAGGCTAGATGTGCCACTTGTTTACCATAGCAAGCTTTTAGCAACAGAAATGACACCAGATATTGTCGGGATACTCGAAAAGCTATTTGATATTACTGGAGTAAAGCCAGTGGTAGCCTATGAGCGAAATAATGGTGGAGTTTTTGAAATGGAACGCCTTGCTCGCCTAAATAAGAAGCAAAAATTCAAACCATATCAAATGATTCAGTATGGTCGTAACAAAGATAAGAAAACAATGATGAAACTTGGCTGGGACACCAACAGTGCTACTAGACCAAAGATGTTAAGCGACCTAAAAGAAGCAATCGACTCAAAATTATTTAGAGTTTATGACACCCCAACAATAGAGGAGCTTTTTTCTTTTGTTGTTATTCAAACAAGTGGATCCTGGAGAGCTGCCGCTGAAACTAATGCCCACGATGATTGTTTTGTTGCTGGAACAAAAATTCTTACAAATAATGGACAGGTTAACATTGAAGATATTAGACCTGGTGATCTAGTTATGACTAGAGATGGTTTCCAACCAGTTGAGATGACTAGAA